TACGCAAAGAGAAACCATTTAGGGATTTAACTAAGAGTTTTGATACTAGCACAGAGGCTTTAACCAATATTTGGAAAAAAGATTATGCTAAAGGTCGTATCTCTATGTTAAAGAAAAAGAATACTGTATCTTATGAAAATTTGTTTTATGATGATTTGATTTATCTCACATGGGAACAAACGAAAGAGAAATATTTGCCACAAGTTGGAAGATAATTCGCTTGACAGAAGCATACATATATTATATACTATTATTTCATTGTTGAAAGGTTATTATGGAAATTAAAATTTCTAAAGAAGATTTACAAAAGACAAGTCTTTTTATTGCTACCCCAATGTATGGCGGTATGAATCATGGTCTTTATATGAAGGCCTGTTTAGACTTACAAGGTCTTTTGTTTCAGTATGGAGTGCAAGCAAAGTTTTCATTCCTATTCAATGAATCACTAATCACACGAGCAAGAAACTATTTGGTTGATGAATTTGTTAATCGTTCCGAATGTACTCATATGTTGTTCTTGGATTCAGACATTCATTTCAATCCACAAGATGTAATCGCTATGTTGGCTCTTGATAAAGATGTTATCGGTGGTCCATATCCTAAGAAAGCTATTAAATGGAAAAACATTTTAACAGCTGTCAAAAAGAATCCAGATATTACTCCAGGTGAGTTAGAAAAACTTGCTGGTGATTTTGTATTCAATCCAGTTAAAGGTACTGCATCATTTAGTATTGCTGACCCACTAGAAGTTATGGAAATCGGTACAGGGTTTATGATGATTAAGCGTGAAGTCTTTACTAAGATGGCTGCTGAATATCCACAAATTCATTATAAACCAGACCATGTTGGCCAAGCAAACTTTGATGGCTCTCGTTATATTCATGCTTATTTTGATACAGTCATTGATAGCAAAGGCAGTATTACTGATGGTGGTTCTGACCGTTATCTATCAGAAGATTATATGTTCTGTCAAATGTGGCGTAAGATGGGTGGCCAAATTTGGTTATGTCCATGGATGAGAACTGCTCATATCGGCACATATCATTTCCAAGGTGATATGCCTGCAATTGCTAATTATGTTGGTGAAATGTAAAATGATTATTGGTTTAGTTGGTTTCATCGGTGCCGGCAAAGGCACCGTTGGTGAGTTGTTAAAATTACAAAGTTATAAACAAATGTCGTTTGCTGGTGCCTTAAAAGACACAGCATCTACAATGTTTGGTTGGGACCGAGCTTTGTTAGAAGGTGATACGGTTGAATCTCGTGTCTTCCGTGAAAAGAAAGATGAATTTTGGTCTTCTCGCTTTGGTTATGATTTCTCTCCTCGCCTAGCACTTCAAATGCTAGGCACCGAAGCTGGCCGTGATGTTTTCCATAAAGACATTTGGATTTATGCTTTAGAAAATCGAATTAAACAATTACCTAAAGTGGTGATTACAGATACTCGATTCCCTAATGAGATTGAATTCATTCGTTCTAAAGGTGGAGTTATTGTTGAAATTAAGCGTGGTGAAAGACCTGAATGGTATGACCATGCCTTACATACAAATAAATTAAATGAAAATTTAATGGAATTGTACCATCCAAATGTTCATGTTTCAGAATGGGCATGGATTGGCCAAAAGATTGATTTCACTATCAATAATAGTGGTACATTAAATGATTTGAAAAGAGGTGTCGATAATCTATTGACATTAATTGAAGTTCGTGATAAAATTAATAAATTACATAATGAAGGAGTAGTAAATGAAGTTTTCGCCTAAGACAGTTGACTTATTGAAGAGTTTTTCTTCTATCAATCCAGGTTTGTATTTCACAAAAGGTAATACATTGCGTACAATGTCACCTCAAAAGAATATTCTTTGTGAGGCAGTTGTAGAGGATGAATTCCCACAAGATTTCGGTGTGCATGATTTGAATAATTTCTTATCTGTATTATCACTGAATAAGGATCCAGAAATTGAATTTAGTGATAAAAATGCTATCATCAAATTCCTAGGTGGTCGTTCTAAAGTCAATTATCGTTTTGCTGAGAAGTCAATGATTGTTGTTCCACCAGAAAAGAATATCACATTACCTAGTATTGATGTGAAGTTTACATTGACAGAAGAAGACCTAGCATGGATTCAAAAGACATCAGCTGTTCTTCGTTCACCAAATGTGGCAGTAAATTCTGATGGCACTGCCGTTTCAATTGTATCATTTGACCTTTCTGATACATCTGCTGCAACAAACTCTGTTGATATTGGCGTGGCTTCTGATAAGAAGTATTCATTAATTTTCAAAACAGAAAACTTAAAAGTTATTCCTGGTACATATGATGTTGAAATTTCATCTAAAGGTGTAGCACATTTCACCAATAGTAAAGACAATATCCAATATTGGATTGCAACTGAAACTGGTAGTACATACGGAAACTAAGGACAAAAAATGGCTTTAAGATACTTTACAAATCAATATGAAGGTAATGCGGATAATTCTATTGCCATAAATTCTGACCATGTGGTTTCAGTATATGCTTCAGAACTTGATGTATCCGCAAATGCTAAAATTAAAGTGACAACCATTTATTGTTTAAATGGTACAACTTTTAATGTTACAGATAGATATATGGATGTTGTTGCTAGATTAAATGAGAAAGACTAAATTATGAGTACACAAGTGAATACAATTTTTGGTGATTTTAAAGAAGATGATTTGAAAATCATCCGTGATGCAATTGAAGAAATCTCAATTCATTACCGTAAAATTGCTGATGAAAATCAAGCAATCAAAGATATCGTTGGTTCAGTATATGACCAATATAAAATTCCTAAGAAAATTATTAAGCGTTTGGCAAAAGTGCATTATAAACAATCATTTAGCCAACAAGTAGTTGAAGACAAGGAATTTGAAGCACTATATGTCGGAGTAACAGAGGCTAAATAGTTACTGAGCAGTAATTTTTATTGATAAACCGCTCAGTTTCGTTTCAAATGTTACTGAGCGGTAATTTATTATGGAGTAAGTATGAGTGAACAAATTTTATGGACCGAAAAGTATCGTCCTACAAAAGTGGAAGATTGTATTCTTCCAGATAATATCAAAACCGTATTCCAAGAATATGTCAAAAAGGGAGAAATCCCAAATCTATTACTAGCTGGTTCAGCTGGTGTTGGCAAAACTACAATCGCAAAAGCACTATGTAATGAAGTTGGATGTGACTACATGGTCATCAATGGTTCTGATGAAGGCCGGTTGATTGAAACCTTGCGTGTTAAAATTCGTAACTATGCTTCATCTGTTTCATTTACAGGTGGTCGTAAAGTTGTAATTATTGATGAGGCTGATTATGCAAATGCTGATTCAGTACAACCTGCTCTTCGTGGTTTTATTGAAGAATTTGCATCTAATTGTTCTTTCATCTTTACTTGTAATTTTAAGAACCGTATCATTGACCCAATTCATTCTCGTTGTACTGTAGTTGACTTCAAAGCTAACGGAAGTAAAGCTAAACTAGCAACACAATTCTTTAAACGAGTTGAATGGATTCTTGAGCAAGAGAATATCACCTACGACAAAGAAGTTGTAGCTGCCGTAATCACCAAACACTTTCCTGATAATCGTAGAATCCTTAATGAATTACAACGATACTCAGCATCAGGTACAATTGACAAAGGGATACTTGCCAATCTAGCGGATATCAATCTGAGCAACCTAATTACCGCCTTGAAAGAAAAAGATTTTGGTTCAATGCGTAAATGGGTTACACAGAATTTAGATAATGACCAATCACGGATTTATCGTAAGATTTATGATTCCTTGGTTGAACATTTGAAACCAGATTCAGTCCCTATGGCTGTGGTTATCTTGGCTAGATATCAGTATCAATCTGCATTTGTGGCCGACCAGGAGATTAACCTAGTGGCTTGCCTGACAGAATTTATGGTTGAGTTAGGGTACAAATAATGGCTGACTTATTTAAAGAAGTCTTGCCAGCTATTTTACAAACCAAAAAGAATGTCTTAGAAACTAATCAAGATGTCAAAGAATATAAACCTTTTATTGTAAACAAAGCTCTATCTTATTACACCGATTGTATTCTATATGCAAACGAGATGAATATGTATCCAGGACTGGACAATGAACTACAATTCCAGTATTACCTAAATAACATAAGGTCAATGAAACGAAAATATCAATCGTGGCAGAAGGCTGAAGTTAATAAAGATTTAGAACCTATTAAAGAGTATTTTGGTTTCTCTAACGAAAAAGCAAAACAAGCTTTACGAGTTCTAAGCGATGAACATATCACTTTAATAAAAGAGAAAACAAATAAAGGTGGAGTGACCAAAAAATGATTCGAATAGAAGACATGGTGGAAGTAACTTTGAATGAGAAGGATGACTTCCTCAAAGTTAAAGAAACCTTAACTCGCATTGGATTGGCTTCGAAGAAGGATAATACCTTATATCAATCCTGCCATATCTTACATAAACAAGGCAAATATTATATTGTTCATTTTAAAGAACTATTTGCGTTAGATGGTAAACCATCAGACATTACTGAAAATGATTTAGCTCGTAGGAATACGATTACTAATTTATTGGAAGAATGGGATTTGGTTGAAATTGTAAGACCTGAACAAACTCAAGACCTTATTGTTTCTTTATCGCAAGTTAAAATTATTCCTTTCAAAGAAAAGAATGAATGGAATTTGGTTTCTAAATATAACATAGGTAAGAAAGCAAATACTAAAAATTACGCAGATTAGTTTAATGATTTTACTTAGTGTTTTTTCTTTACAAAAAGGTAAATAAAGGTGTATAATATATTTACTTTCAATCGAGAAAGTGATGTATTATTAACTAACCTTAAGGAGAAATACTATGTGGACTAAACCAGCTGCTACTGAAATGCGTTTTGGCTTTGAAGTTACTATGTATGTAATGAATAAGTAAGAATTTAACCTTGGACCGTTAAATCAGGTGGGGTTAACCTGTAAAACCCCAATTATTATGGATATTATATGATTGAGTTAAAAAATTTAATATTTTCTGTTACATCATCCAGTTGTCCAATTTGTGACGGATTGTCCAAATTATATGACAGAGTAGATTTCTCAAAGAATTGTGAAGACCGCAATGGTCTTAGTTTACCGCAAACAGGATTAATGGTTGGTTACAACCGATGCGATAAATGTAGTCACATATTTGCCCCTTGTTTTTACATTTGGTTACCAACCGATTATTCTGACCACATATATAATAACGATTATATTAAGGTTGACCCCGAATACATAAGTATTAGACCAACAAATATGGCTGAAGGTTTACATAATGCCTTTAGTTCAGTTATTCCTCATATTGACCATTTAGATTATGGCGGTGGTGATGGATTGATGTCTAATATTTTGAAAAGTAAAGGATGGAAAAGTGAATCTTACGACCCTTATGGTCAATCGTCACACCAACTCCCAAATAAAAAATATAATTTTATTACTGCGTTTGAAGTATTAGAACATACTATCCAACCTATTGAAACAATCAAAACAATTTGTTCAATGTTGGATGATGAAGGTATTTTAATGTTAACCACAGGTCTGACTGACCAACAGGTTGACGATAATAGAAAACTATCTTGGTGGTATTTTGCTCCAAGAAATGGTCATATAAGTATATTCTCAAGCAGAAGTATTAGTTTATTGGCTGAAAAATTAGGTTTTAATATTACTTATTTTGAAGGCAAATTTATATTTTATAAAAAATTACCAAGTTGGCTAAAATTATGAAAACATTCAAACATTCTGGTCGTATGGGTGATGTGATTTGGTCATTACCTTTTATTGAATATATGGGTGGTGCTGAAACTTTATATTTGGTGCCGGATGTTCATGGTATTAACATGACACCAACAGATATTGAATTTCTTCGTCCATTATTAGAATGTCAACCATATATAATAGATGTTAAAATATGGAATGGTGAAACAGTAGATTACGATTTAGATAATTTCCGAAAAGTATTTCATGTTAATTTTTTTGCTAGTGTAGCAGGTAGTTTCTTTAATGCTTTTGGTATGGAGATGCCAAAAGAATATAACACCAAACCTTGGTTATATACATATAGTAATAATTATCCAGCTGATACTTATGTTATATCTCGAACAAGAAATGTATTCTATCGACCAGCTGTTAATCCAGAAATTGTAAAACTATTAGATGGTGAATTAAAAGATAAGTCTATATTCATTGGCACTCCTGAAGAGTGTGAGTTTTTTAATAAATCATATGGTTGTAATATTCCATATCATTCAGTTAAAGATGCTTTAGAATTGGCCACTATTATTCAGAATTGTAATATGTGGGTAGGTAATCAAGCAATGCCAGCAGTTGTTGCTGAGGCTACTAAAGTTAAAACGACATTAGAAGCAAGACAAGACCATGGTCATAAAGACCATTGGTTTGATAGAAATAATTTAACTTATATTTAAAATGCTCTTGACAAAGCATATATATTATAGTATAATGATTTTATAGTTTAAGAAATGCGGCGAGTAATAGTACGAGAAGGAGTTCCCCTCTTTCTTAGAAGTGCAAAGCTTCGAGCCGCTCCAAATGCGGGTTTAGTTTAATGGTAAAACTATAGGTTTCCAACCTTTCGTTCTCAGTTCGATTCTGAGAATCCGCTCCAAACAATAGCAGGTTAGAGTTCTGGCGAACTCACCGGTCTCATAAGCCGGACTGAG